CCGTTGAACTGGATGTGGAACATATCATTGATTGCGTCAATGACACCGTTCACAAGTCCAATGATGGAGTTTGCCATCTGCCGTACAAAGCGAGTGATGGGGTTATCGTCCAGCGTCCATGCCGCATACGACAGGGACAGACCCGCCGCCAGTACCGCAAGACCAAGGCCAACACCCGCACCGCTCAGGCACAGCAGGACACCGAGAACGATCAATGCGCCGCTGAGAATACCCGTGATGACCGATACGACTTTCTTAATGGAATTAACCACAAAATCCCAATTCAGGGTAGCAACAGCGCCAAGGCTCAATGCGCCAGCCGCCATCAGGCCAAGGCCGAGAGGAAGGGCGACTCCGCTTAGAGCAAGGATAGCGCCGACCGCCAAGAGAGCGCCGCCGACAACGGTGGTAATCATGCTGATCTTCTGCTGAACATTGTCAGAGAGGTCATTCCAGTTCGGCATGATAGCCGTACCCATTGTGACCGCACCCGCCGCCAGCAGAGCCAGACCCAACGGAATATTCGCCCCGGAGAACACCAGTGCCGCACCGATAGCGAGGAACGCCACAGATACGACCGTGGTAATAATGGCAATCACATTCTGGATTTCATCGCTCAGGCCATTCCAGTTGAGAGCCATTACGGAAACCAGAGAAGTAGCACCAATCGCCATCAGCGCAATACCGAGGGGCATACACCCGGAGAAAGCGAGGATAGCGCCGAGAGCCAAAATTGCTCCGCTGACCAGCAATCCGACTCTGGACAAGGGAGAAGCCAGAGCGTCCTGGATACTGTTCCAGTTCAGAGCTGCGGCAGATACAAGCGTGACAGCACCAACAGCCATCAGTGCAATACCCAGCCCGGTTGCGACCCCGGTAAAGGCCAACATAGCGCCTACCGCCAGAGAAGCACCCGCCAGAACTCCCGTTAAGGTGGTCAAAGCGTCAGTGAGATGCCGGTCGCTGTTATGCCAGTTGATAACAGCGGCAGATACAAGGCTTGCCCCGCCCAAGGCCATCAAAGCGATACCAAGAAGAAGGTTCGCCCCGGAGAACGCCATAATTGCGCCAATAGCCAGCAGGAAGCCGCCGACAACACCTGTAATGAGAGCCAGCGTACTTGCCAGTTCGCTACTCATAGCAGTCCAATTCAGCCCAACGGTAGCCGCAAGGCCGACCGCACCAGCCGCCATCAGACCGACACCCAGCAGAATATTCACGCCGGTTACGACCAGAATTGCACCTACCGCCAGCATAAAGCCGGAAACAATCGTAGTGATCTCTGCGAGAGTGTCCTCAATCATCTTCTTGATTTCACCAATGCGGGTCTGCACAGCGTCACCAAGAAAATCGTAGGTGGGCAAATCGAAATCAAATCCGCCTGCGCCACCAGCACCCGCCCCGGAACCGCTTCCCGTGTTAGGAGCAAAGACATTCAGCTCGTCAAAGCCTGCGGTGTACTGCTTCAACTTCTTGGCAGCACCGGCAGCGTCATCGAGATTATCAGCCAAAGACCCAGCGCCGACAGCAGCGCTATTCACTCCTGAATAGTCCACCTCCGTCAACTTGAAACCCGCAAGGTTGGCAAGGGCATTGGCGATCTCTCGAATGACCTGAACAACAGCGATTGCATAGGGCAGAATTGCGTTCAGTGCGGGAATGAAGATGTTACCGATAGCTCGTGCAGCCTGTGTAAGCTGTGCCTGCAAGATACGAAGCTGGTTTGCGGGAGCTTCCAGCGTTCTCGCCATATCACCCTGAGCGGTTGTCACCTGAGTCATAATGGCGTAGTATCTCAACTCGGCCTTTTCTGCCTGCGTCATGTTCGCAACGCTTTCCTTGATACCAAGGTTCAAAGCGGTCTGCTCTAACCGTGCCTGCGACAAATCGTAGCCCAAGCGCCGCAGAGGTTCCAACTCACCGGAAATACCGGACTGTAACTTCTGCATAGCGTCTTCAATGGAAATATTGAAGAAGGAAGAAATATCGTAGCCGAGCTGTGTCAGGTTTTGGCTCATGAGCTGCGCTCGTTCTGCTGTGTCACCGAAACCGGTCAACAGCGTGTTGAAAACACCCTGATTGCGAAGCCACTGTGCCGGGTCAATACCCATGACATCGGATACCTTTTCAGCGTAGTTTTGAGCTTCGGCGGCATACTGCCCCAAGGCAACTGTGAACAGGTTCAAGTCTTCTTGGTACTTGTTGGACTCCGTAACCGCCTGTGCGATGAAATGACCGATTTTGCGGAAAGTGATTGCAACAGCGGCGACATTCAACGCTTTCAATCCGCTCGTGAACTTCCCGGTGGTGAAGGTTGCTTTACGGGCAGAAGCGTTGTATTTCTCCGTGCTGGTAATCAGCTTTTGGATTTTGGACGGAAACGCCGAGAAACCGTTGGACACCTTCTGCATTTCATCGGCAAAAGGCTTCATGGCGGCGGCAAGAGCGGTCATCTGCTGTGTGAACTTATCAATGTCCGCCGCTTCCAAATCCTCGATCACCTTCGGCAGCTTGGAGAGCTGATTGATAAAGGTGGTCATATTGGCCTTACCCAACTCGGAGAGAGGGCGTAAACCGTTGGCAAGGGAAGTCAGCTTGTCGCCGTCCGTCCATTTCAGGCCAGCGAGAGCGGTGTTGATTGCCGTGAGCTGGTTGGCGATGGAGAAAGAAATCTTCACATTTCCAACCTGACTCAGAGCGGTCAGCGCATTGGTAAGCCGGGTGATCTTCTGCGAAGCGTCACCGCTGTTCAAGCCTTTCAGAGAATTGGAAAGCTCCCGAATACCCTGAGCGGTCTTGCTCAGACCCGTTGCGCCGCCGTTGGTAGCGGTTTTCAAACGATTGAGCGTGTTAATCAGGTTTTGAAGTCCTGTGACCGCCTGCGTACTGTCATTGACGATCTGAAACTCCAACCCCTGAATTTCCACATTGTCAGCCACTTACGCCACCACCTTTCTCTTGAAATTTCTTATTGACCGATACCATAAAGGCTTCCATGTATGCCTTGGCTTGGTCATCGTGTTTTTCTTGAAGCTGCTTCTGCTGTTTCTTATCCTGCCGACTGAACAGCTCATAGGGGCTTTCCCGATACGGCGTGGGCTTGGTTCCCTTCTTGGCGAAAGCACGAAGAACCGGGGCAGCGTCAATAAGAGCTTCGTAAAAATAAGCTCCTTGGAGCCAAGCGTCTTGATTTCTCAGGTCTTGCCTGATCTGCGCCGCCTTTCGATAATACTTCGCCAATTCGCAGTCCTGTTCCCAAAACTGCTCATAGGTCATGCCGATGGAGAGATAGTACGGAAAAACCTCATAAAATTTTGGCGTGTAAGCGAGAAGGGGAGCGGGGCGATGGTCGCCGCCGCCCCCCTCACTTCTGGAAGATCGGTCGCTTACCAGCCGGTCTTCCAGCTCAGGTTTCCCTCGTTGCCCTCCTGCTCAGGCTCGTCCAGCAGACTCAGCAGGGGGTCGTTATACATCTCTACCAGAGCGGCAATCAGCTCGTCCTTGTGGTTCATACGAGCGTAAATGCTGTCGATCACATCACGCTTCACGAACCGATGATGGGCGAGGAACGCACCAGCAAACAGAGCCGGAAGCAGGGTCATAGGCTTGCGCTCCACATCGGCAGCAACAAAGCCGTTCTTCTCCAGTGCTTCAACGGTCTTGCGGGTGTATTCCAGCGTGTAGGTCACACCGGTAGTAGGGTCATTGATCGTCAACTGCTTTGCCATGATAAATCCTCCTTATCAATACGGCGATTGTTGGTGTCTTAGGTTGCGGAGAAAGCGATGGGGGTGGAAGGAGCGATGGTGATGTTCATGTTCACCACTTCGTTCACGCCGCCGCCCACGGGATACACGGACAGCTCACCGTCAAAGGAGAACTTACCGTTAGAGCCATCGGGAGTGACCACACCGGCGCTTTCCGTGCCGCCAAACCAGACCGCATAGCTGACCTTCTTGCCTTCCAAAGCCTTGAGGGTCTGGAAATCAGCCAGCGTGTAGTTGGCGGTGAAGGACAGACCATCGAGGGACTGGATACCGGCGATGTAGGTCTGCATATTGTCGCTCAGAGTGGTGGTTTCCAGCATTTCGGGTTCGCCGCCGAGGTCAGGAAACTCCTTAATGTCGATCAGCTTGCTCCACTGTTCACCAGTGTCGGCTTTCTTCATCAGAAAAACCTTGTAGGTGGAAATAGCCATTTCATTTACCTCCTATAAAGAGTGGTTCCGTCCGTTTCAGCCTTGTATCGGGCAACCAGACGGTAAATTGTTGCGTTCTCCAAATTGGGAACCGGGGACAAAGAAGTGCGCCGGAAATTCTTGGCGTACATGAGATCGTCCACAAACCTCATGATTTTTCGGCAAACGGATTTCTTACCGCCTGCCTTATCGGAGTAGACATTCACCTCGTACATCAGCGTGGCGAACCTCTCCGTATCGCCGCTGTCCATGTGAGCTTCCGTGGTGTAGTTATCCTGCTCCACCAAACTCACATAGGGGAAACGGGTAGGGGCATTGACATACTCGCCGCTGACCAAGATACCGGGAAACTGCGCTCTCAGGGCTTCCGCAATCGGCGTGTAGATTTGACTCTCCACATCAATCATGAAAACACCTCCTTCGCAATTTCCGTGAGCCGGTCTTGCAGCTCCTTTACCGTTTCGTACATCGGCATATTGGCGGGGTTGCCGTGGGTGATGACCACGAACCCGCCGTTCTTCTTTTCTTTCAGTACTCCGTTCGTGCCGGGGTCGCCGTAATAACCCCAAGAGTGTTGCTTGCCGTGACCCTGACCATATTCGCCACGCTTCATGCCGAGTTCTTCCGCTTCCGGGTGGTTGTCCGGGTAGGTTACGCCTGTACCGAACTCGATAAACAGGGTGGCCCCGCCTGTCGCCACCACCGCTCGAACATTGTTCCCACGGGGTTCCACCGTCACGGAAACATCATTCGTGCCGTCATAAACGGCTTGCGAGAACTTGACAGAAGCTCTCTCCATGCCCTCCTGCGCTACCCGGTCGAGAAAGACCGCAGTCCGCTCTTGAAGCCGGTTCTTCCGGTTCTCGGTTTCCCGTATCAACCGCTCAATCCCTCTCCCGGAGAGCGGAACATTGATCGTCTGACTCACGATACCGTCACCTTACTGACCGCATAGGAAATGGAATTGAGGGACTTGGCGACCCGCTTGACCATGTAATCGTAGAGCGGTTTCCCGTCCTCGTCATACTGCGGTTCTTTGTCGATGAACAGCACGGTATTCTCGTCAATGGGGCAGCTCAGGTCATCGGTGACGATCACCTTGTCGTACCCTGCGAAATTACCGAACTGCTCCACCTGAGCGGAGCCGGTCGCCGCCGAGATATTGGCGTTCATCGCCACGGCAGGCTTGTAAACCACCAGTTCCTCGCCGGTTTCGTTGCCGTACTCGTCCTTGGCGGGAGCCTTGCTGTCATACAGCAGATACCAGAAGGGCGATTTGTTGCGGTTCAGCGTCCTCATGCACTCAACCTCCCATCACAGCGGCAAAGGGAACAATGTCCCTCAGCAGCGTAGGCGGCACATCGCCGTCCTCATAGGAGCGGGAGATACCGTTCTCGCTGTGAGCGGTCTGCCCTTCGGCTCCCCGCTTGTTCAGCAGATACACGGCGATCTCCACCTGAATGTGAGCGTACTGGTCAGGAACAGCGGTCACGGCGGGGTCAAAGGGGTATGCCTTGCGGCACACCTTGTTTCCGGCAATAGAAAGGTAGGTGGAAAGCGTGTCCTCGTCTGTCTCGCCGGTCATGGCTTTCACCATTTTCAACTTCTCAGCGTCCGTCATGCTTTCCACCTTTCCTTTCTAAAATCTCTGTTTTACTCCTGCGCCACTCTTAGCCGCCAGCAACGGCCTTAGTGTTCACGGGGTTGTTTGCGTCATTGGCGATGAAGACGCTACGGCTGTAAGTGGGAGCGGTAAACTCGGTAGAGATACCGGTAAACTTACCGTGGAACCACTCAGGGCCGTGGTCAAGGCCGATCTGACCAAAGAGCTGATACTTCTCACCAGCGCCGACCTTTGCCAGCGGCTCAAGGAAGAAGTTGCCCTTACCGGGGACAGGCTGATAAACGGGAGCCAGAACGCTCAGGTTCAGCAGCAGGGCAGTACCGGCAGGCAGGTACTCGCCAAGATACAGGTAGACAACGCCGATGGGCGTGACCACGCTGGACAGGGAGATACCGTTGATGTTACGGGCAGCGGGAACCACGGTCAGACCGTTCTGAACAGCGTCAGCGTTGATCTGGAACATGGTCACAGCGTCACACCACAGGCACAGGCCATCGGTGGGGGCGTGAGCGCCGTAAATCTTCTTCACCATGTCGGCAATATCCCACAGGCCGAGGGGCTTGGAAGCCATCGCCGTAGTGTTGGAAGTGATTGCGAGAACCAGACCACGGGTCTTGTTGATCTTGGTGTCATCAGTGGCCTTGTTGTAAACACCGTTAATGAAGGTGTACTCAATATCGGCATTGACCTTCATCATCTTGGCGGCAACCTGAAAGTCCAGCTCGTTCATGGGGTTGGCCTGCTGACCCGCCACATTGATACCGCTCAGAGTACCCATGTTAGACATCTTCCCGTAGGAAATACCCACAGACTCCTGAAAGATCTGAGTCACATTGGTCTTCTGCGCACGAGTCACAACGGTAGCGTCAGGGGCGGTCAGAGAAGCACTCTCGCTGATAGCAGGCTGAGCGCCGCCGCCAGAGGTGAACTCCTGACCGGTCACGAACTCAACATGGTTCGTGGTCTTGGCACGACCGCCGATGATGGAACTCAGAGGGGTGCGGGTGTTGCCCTTGTTAAAGAGCATACCGGAGTAATTGAGTACCCCGAAACTCATAGCAAACTGATCTGCCATAGTAAAAACTCTCCTTTACTCGTTTTTCGCCTGCGCTTCCGCTTCGGCTTGCAGGCGGGTGTAGTAAGCAACGGCGGCGAAATCACCGTTTGTCCGTGCTTCCTCGATTTTCTTGGCGTAATCCATCTCGCCAGTACCGCCACCGGCACCGGGAGCGGGCTTGGGGGTCTTTTTCAGAGCGTCAGCCTTGACCTGTTTCGCATACTCGTCAAGGAACTTCTGCTGGTTGGCAAACACCTTGGCAGAGTCACCATCAGCCATCGCCTTTGCGGTATCCTCAGCAAGAGCCTCGTCATAGCCCTGAGCAATGAACTTGGCCTTAAACTCGGAAACACGCTTGGCTTCCCGCAGCTCGGAAAGCTCCTTCTCCATGTTGGCGAACTTTTCCTCCTGCTCCTGCTTCTTCTTCTCGTCCTCACCCAACAGAGCGTTGTGCTTACGCTTCCACTCAGCGGCTTCGGAGTTGGCCTTGGAAACAGCGGCTTTCTGCTTTTCCAGCTCGGCGGCGTTGTCCTCGTACTCGAACGCTTCCAGAGCTTTCAGCTTATCTTCCGCAGACATTTCCGCATAGCCCGTGATTTTGCTGGTGTCGATCTTTGCCATAATGATTACCTCCTGCGTTTAACAAGGCTGTTCACTCAGCACTATTTTCTGTTTTTACGGGTTGTCTCCCGTTTGCGATTAAGGTCTTCCCTGACCATTCAACGCCTTACGGCGGTCAAATCATTGTCTTCGCCTTTCTCATATCTCCGAAAAGATTGAGCTTTCACGGACTGTCCGAAAACTCCGAGGGCATTGGAAGGAAAAATAAAAGGGCTACCAATACCTTTTCGGTATCAGTAGCCCCACGGCTGTCAGTCAAGCCCTTGCCTGACCCACTCAATATTTCTTTTTCCGGCGTATCTCAATAACCACGATGGAGCTGTCCTCCACCTTGACTTCCGCCTGATTGTGGTGCTTTAAGATTTCCTCAATCTTGCTGACCGCTTCCGGGGTCAGTTTCAGCTCCCTTGTTTCCACCATCAGGATTAACCTCCTTCTGCTTGGTTGCGAGTTCAGCGGCCTTTTTCTCCTGTTCCTCAGCGTAATCCATACTCATACGATACGCAAGCTGCGGGTCAGAGAACAAACCACAATGGGTAAAGGCCAGAACCGGGGCGATCTTCGGATTGGCAAGCATAGCAGTCAGCACATTTGCCTTTTCCGTGATATTCTCGTAATTTCTGCGGGTAAAACGGATTTCCAGACCGCTGAGTTTCAGCGTCAGGTCACTCAGATCACGGCAGATACGCAGAACCAGCTTCAAGAAATCCTTCTCGGACTGCTTGAACATCAGCTCGGAGTCCTTCGCTCTGGCTTCCGCCGCCGACCAACCATCACGCATGATGACCGCAGAGCCGGTATCACTGGTGGAAGAACCACCGTTGCGGTTTGGCATACCGCAGATCGTCAGGACGGTGTTATACATACTGTCCACGAGGGTCTGCGTCTGCGTCTGGTTCATTTCCGAGGTCAGATACTCGATCTCCGCCTTGAACTGTGGGTCAATGTCCTTGTACTTGATAGCGCCCTCGTCACGAAGCTGGTGAAAATCCTCAGTGTTAATATCAACATTGTGGAACAGCATGAGCGCCTGTACGAACTGCTCCACACCGTCAAGGCGGTTGCTCTCCACAGTATTGATAGCGTCCAGCAGAGGGAGGACGATCTCAAAGGCACCCAACCGAGCCTTATTCGCCGGGTACTCGATGATGGGAATACCCAAAATCTGAGGTTCGCTCCGAATGATCGCCCAAGTGTTCTCCACCTCGTAGTAGTGGTCACGGGTGTAGCAACTGAAAATCAGATTGCCGTTCTCGTCCTTCACATACTTTACGCCCATCATGGCGGGGTTGCCGAGGGCGGTGGAGTAGACCACAAAGGCGAAGCGGGGGTCAAGGGTGAAAATCTCGAAGGGGGCTTCGTCTTCCTCTGCATCGGCTTCCCCATCAGGAAGCACCATGCGATAGGAAGTGCCGCCAATGTGCGACCAGTCCGCCAGTTCCTTGTCCTTGGCAGGCTTATCCTCACTGAGAACATAATCGTTCAAGCGGCTGACCTCAGCGGAAATGCTCTCGTCATCGCTTCGGCTCACATACTGGACGGGTTCGCCCATCAGATAGCCGACCTTAAAGGACACGATCTCATTGGCTCGGTTCTCAACGACCTTGTTACAGATTTCAGGCCGTACTTCCTTTTCTCGATAAAGCACGGGCTGATCTCCACGATAGTACCGATAGAGATAGTCAATGTCGGCGCTGTTTTGCAGATGGACGAACAAAGCCTTTTGCAGAACATCAATGATGTTCCCGGCATTGATTTCGGCAACATCGGTATAGATCACACGGCGACCAAACAACGCTCTCACACCCACTTACAGCACCTCCTTCCCTCTACCTATTATCTCTCTTATCATTGTACCAAACTCTCCAATGGTTGTCAATACTAACCTTTCATCATACCATTCGCCACAACATTTGTCAAAAAAAACATCTCACATCTCTAAAGCAACTTCGGGAGTAGCGCCTCTCCGAATACGGCTATACACGGTAGAGTAATTCAATTTACGGATTTCGCACCATTCAACAAGCGTGTGGGTTTCGCCGTTAATCTGAATGTTCTTATTACTGGTACGATTTCTGGCTTGTCTTTTTTGCGGTATCCAAGTGCAATTCTCAGGACAATAATTCCCATTTACATCTTTTCGTTCGAGAGTGAGAGCTTCTGCATAACCAACAGACAGCGCCCAATCTCGAAATGGTTCAAACTGTTCCCATTCAGAACATACCGTAATTCCTCTCCCACCATAACGGGCATAGTTTTTAGCATGAGGATTATTACATCTTTTCTTCATACTACACCAAATCTCATAGAGCCGAGTCCCGGCTCCGCCGTGTTTGTAGTGCATTTCGTGAAAAGTAACGCTCTTGCCGCAACGACACGCTTTTTGTCTACCGGTTATCATTTGTTGCGGATACACAATTGTGGTGTTCCCACAGTCACACTGGCACTCCCACAAATACCGTTTATTCTTGAAAACAATACCCGTGACAGTCAACTTATTTTGCCGATAGCCTATCCATTTGGGGTCATTTGCCTTGATATTGCTCATACTATCACCTCGATAACAGTATATCATGCTTTGAGAACAATAGCAAGGTTATTCTCAATAAGGCCGTTTGAAAACTTCGACCTTCGAGCCGACCAGCATACGCAGCTCATTTTCAGCCAGACTTAACACATCGGGTGCGTCATCGTGTGGGACTTTACCGGAACGAGTGTAGGTTGTAACCTCTTTCATGAAGTTCCAGTATTGACTTCCACGCTTGTAGGTAGACTGGTCTTTGAAATAAAACCGCTTCTTGATACCGTCAGACGCAAACTCAATACGAGTCTGTTTATTGGAGATTGTTCTTTTGGTGCGGACAGATACCGAGCCGCCGAGGGACTTCACAAGAGCATCCACATCACGGCTATAATAGGCACCGGCATTGTTACTTTCAAAAACCGCTGTGCTGACTTTATGCTCCGCCAGTTTCTTCGCACATTGGGGTTTCGTCACATCAGCGGGGGAGTCATCAAAAACAACATCGTCCACGAACACATCTTCCCCGTACAGCTTCAAAATAACCATCGCCGTGCTGTCGCTGCCGCTCTCAGCGGTGTCGCATACGGCAATCACGGTGTCAGGGTCTTTATCGGAGGGGAGTTCAAAATAGTAATTCAGCTCGTCCTTGTTGAACAGCAGACCCTTCGCTTCAAAGGGCTGTTGCTGGAACTCGCTTTCAAACTGCTCTGCGCTCAGAAGCTCCCGCTGCTCTCGGAAATAGGCGGTGGTAAAGACCTTCTTGCCCTCCCGCTCGTATTCATAATTGCTCTCGTCCGTCACGAGATCGAGGGCTGGTATCTCAATCGCTCTCCAAGCCCAGCCCTCCCGCTGTGCGTGTTCCTGCACACGACCGATGGGGTCATACAAGGAATAGCGAGTGCCGGTAAAGACCATCGGCGTACCTTCAATGGCACGACCCATAATATCGCCGGAAATCACTTCCCACTTGTCATCAAGCCGCTGGCGGTTCTTCGCTTCCTCACGACCTTCTACACAGTCATCAAGGTAGAGGACATTGGTGGCCTCGGACAAGCCTACCTGTCGAGCGTCAATGGAACGACACATGATGGTGGGGAAACGGGACTTGCTTTTCAGGTTCACCGTCTTCGTGTCGGCGTTGGTCTGTACCAGCCGTGCGTCCGGGAACACATCGTAGAACAGGTACTCGTTGGGAACGGTCAGGTATTCCAGACAACCGTTGTAGAAGCTCTTTACAAGGTCATCGCCTGTCCCTTCCATCAGGGTCGAGCGGTCAGGGAACTTCCCGGAGAGCATATTCACAAAATTGATACCCGTTTGAGACTTTCCCGCTCGTTTCGGCATGGAGATCGTCAAAAGGCGCAGCTTCCCGTCCAGAACATCTTGAAACCCCTGCACCATCGGCCTGAGATAATGCTTGCGGGGGGCGTAGAACCGCTTTTCCGGCTTGCGGTCGAGTTCGATGTAGGTCATGAAGGAGTCAAAATCATGGGGTGCTTCAAAAAGAAGACACCGCCGCCACTGTTCATAGAACTTCGCCCCGCCGCCACGGACTACCTGATCGGCGGAGAGTGCCAACAGCTCCTTGTTTACCTTATGCGCCGCCGAGAAATCCTCGGTTTCCCATTCCCGGCACAGAGAAAAAAGGTCGCTGTACGCCCCGACATCTCCCGGTCGGCGGTCGATCACGGCTCGGATAGAGCCGGAGAGTTTTTCATAATTCATGTGCATTTCCTTTCCAGATAAAAAGAGGGACTACCTCTTTTGAGATAGCCCCTCGGCTGTCCTTCCGTCTTTACGGAAGTCTTATCTTGATTTTGCCATCAGCTCGGCAAATTCCCTACTGTTTTTCTTGACCGTTCTCTCAATCAACCTTCCGTTGCTGTAAAGCACCCTGAAAAGAACGGTAGCAGAAAAGATGTTTCGGGATTGGCTCGTGGCCTTTTTGATGCCGCTAAAACCTCCTACCACGGCACCGGCGCTGCCAAACATCAGACCGCCAACCGCCGCTCTACCGAGAGATACATTTTTGCCCCGGCTAATTGACTCCTGCCCCATGCCATCATCACAAGGCTCAGCGGCAACCGGAACAGGCTTACCAACTTGCAAGGGGAAGGCGGGATATTCCTTTCGGAAATCCTCAATGAGATCACTCCACTCTTTGTCCGGCAAATCCCAAACGCTTTCCGGCTTATTTCCGTTCATCGCCACCAAAGCTCCCGTGAGCGTTGCGTTATCAGAACTAACCATGATTTCAGTTCCGTCTTCCAGTTCCCTCAGATAAAACACAAATGGGAGAGAACCCTTCCCCATGCGGAACTTTGTCCGAACCTCAATGCTCTCATTCGGACAGTCCTGTTTGATGGTGCAAGACCGTTCGCAGACTGTCTTGATAAGCTGATAGCTTTCGCTGGTAGTCATGGGTAATGAAAACTGATAGTACGCCATTTACACCTCTACCCCTTTCAAAATCGGCTCATGAACACCCTTGACCCAATTCATGTCGCCGTATTTATACATTCCCTCGTACAGAGGGCGGTTGCCAAGAATACTCTTGATGGTGGACACCTGAAACCGCTTGCCGGAACGGGTCTGGTATCCCGCCTTTTCCAGCAGCTCCGTGATACCCAGCATGGAAACGCCGTCCTCGTGCTTCTCGAAGATGAACTTCACGATAGGAGCTTCCTGCTCGTCAATGGTGAGAACACCATCAACTACCTTGTAACCGTAGGGACGGCGACCGCCGCTGTACCCACCGCAGGAAGCCTTGATGGAACGACCCTTGCCGGTTCGCAGAGCGATGTTCTTTCTCTCCTGCTCTGCCACGAATTGAAGCAGCGCACGATAGATGTTGGCAAACTCACTGCCCTCTGTAAAGCTCTCCTGCGTACTCAGAAGTTTGATGTTCTTCTTTTCCAGCACATACAGGTAGTAGAAGTACAGCTTGGTATCGCGAGCCACACGGTCATTCTTGAATACGATCACCGCTTCATAGGGAGGATTGCTTACATCGTCCCCATAAAGGATCTCGTTCAGGCCGGGACGGTCATCTTTCGCACCACTGATCTCATCGACCTTCCAGTCTACGATGTTATAGCCGTTGTCGTTGGCGTAGAGAAGAATGGCCTGCTTCTGGACTTCGATATCGTATTTGTCATCATCGGCCTGTCGCTCGGTGGAAACTCGGATATAGCCGATTGCGTTTTTGAATGTCATCATAAGATCACCTCTTGCATATAAGATAGCATAGGTAAATGTAATTGTCAATAGGTAAGTGTAAATAAGTCTTTTTATTTTTTGCGGATATTTTTCAGCTTACCCCGCCCTCGCTGCCGCTGGCATATCCCCCGCCCCCGTCACCCATTCACGCCGCCCCGATCAGGCCGAAAAGCGCAAAAAAACAAGGCAGCTATGCACCGCCCTAACACCCTACACCATAACACCGCCGCAAACCCCATTAAAACGCCGTGTAGGGCGTTTTATAATGGCGAAAGTATCAACATACCACCCAACAGCAAAAGCCCGTAGAACGCCATTAAAACGCCTTTACGGGTAAAGCATAAAAAACAACCGCCCCGGAATAGCACCGGGGCGGCGTTCATTTATTCAATTTCAATATTTCAATCAGGATTTGCACCGGCAGCAAAAGCAACAAAAGAATTAAATACACGCTTTCACCGCCTTTCAACCCACGCACACCCAAACAAAAGCGGGGTTATATTTGCGGCCTTTATATGGCTTTACCGTGATATTACAAAAACAATTTGCAACCCCTTGCGCCCATGTTTCATAATGTATAAACGCTTGCACCGTATCGGGGGATACAAGATAGCAGCTTGCGCCGCCGTGCTTTTTCCTTGCGTATACCATACTTTACACCCCCGTTAAAATACCGTATCAACAACGGTTAGAATTGTTATCCATAGATCAATATATTGTGTGCTGTATCCGGTATAATCGCCCTTGTCAAACTCTGTTTTGCCCGTGATAACATAACCAACTTGTTTTACGCCCCCGTTTGATAGATCAACGAACATTTCCGACTTGTTTTTAATGGCATTTTTGGAAATGGTAATGTAATGTTTTTCTTCCACCCGTTCCCGGTAAATTTCAAGCGCATTTTCCACGCTATCCGCATCTATGCGCATATCCGAAACAATACCGCCGTCAATGTACCACTTTTTATTGTTGTATTCTTTCATTGTTGCCGTTGTTTTAAAAATGTAATTCATAATTAAACCCCCATTCTAATACATTCATCAAGCGGAACCCTATACCCATACACCCGGAAAAAAGCCGCCCCTTTCCGGGTATATTGTATCTTGCACCGGTGAAACGCTTTACCACCTCCCCATGCACCGGAAACGCAGTAAACAAAATCGTCTATCCCGTATTCAATGCCCTTTATTTCAAGCCCATTCAAGCCGCTATAATATGCAATGCTTTCCCGGCTTTCGCAATATTCCCGTTTATTCATGATTGCAAACCCCCTTTATAAAATCCCTTGCAAGGCTTTTCAGGCTTTCCCGCTGCTGTTCATAGGAAAGGCTATAATCATAGCGGATTTTTTCGGCCTGTTCTTCCACGGCTTTTACTTGTTCATAAGATGGGCGGATATTTCCGAAAGGGGCATAGCCTGTTACAATGGCAACCCCGCCGCCCATATCATAAATATCAGCCGCCCACCCTTCCCGGCGTTGTGTATAAGCAACCGGGCTTTCATAATTCAACAAATATTGCAAACCACAATAGGAAACACAAATAATTGCAGGATAACCGGCCTTTACTGCCTTTTGCGTTGTCTTGAATTTCATTTAATACACCCCTTTCAATAATTCATGCTGTTAGCCGCACGGCGGTTATACATGGCTTTCAAACTTTCGGCGGGGGTCATATCCGCCGCTTTCGGCTTTTCCGTTTCTACCGGCTGCATATCCCACCACGATTTCCCGCCGCCGTTCATATCATAGAATGAAAGAAAGCTATTTACATGGCGCATTGTAGTAACAGAATAACCGCCCCACATACGAACGAACCGCCCCGCCGCCGTGATACGGCAAACAAAAGTATTATAGGACTGTAAAACTTTTTCGCCGTTTTCCGTTTCAATGATTTTCGCCTTTCCGTAAAAACTTTTTGCCCGATCAGAACCGCAAACGGGTAAATCAAAAATCTTTTTCATAATATAAGCCCCTTTCAAAATTCAATTTGCATTTACTGCCTTTCAGTAAATACAAGATAGCATATTTGCATTTACTTGTCAAGCGTAAATATAAAAGAAAATCAAGATTTTTTGCAAATAGGGCAGCTATACAATATAAAGGGCTGAAAAATGTTTTCGCTTTCCGATCAGGCCGGAACCCCGGCAGCGCCCACGCCGCCCCGGTGGAACCCGCCGCCGATCAGCCGGGGAAAGGAAAAGCCGCCGACCCCGTGAGGAGATCGGCAGCTCTGTCAAAGTCGCAGACCCTTGCCGAAAAGTCGCAAAGTCGTTCGGGCGAAAGTCGTAAAGTCGCTCGGCATAGTCGTAAGCCATAGTCGCAAAAGTCGTAAAGTCGCTCAGTCCTCCGGGTCATAGTCGCTGGACGCACCCGCCACATCTTCGAGATACTTCTTCTCCAAGTCCTCGGCGGGAACCTGATCTCCGAGCTGCTGGTTGGGTGTCAACACGACCTCCTGCTTGTCCGCATAGCCGAAATGGTTCTTCATCAGGAAGATTGCCGTGACGGGATTGACCTTTCCATTCTGTGCGTAATCTTCCATTTGTGCGTTCAAAAATTGATACGCTTTTTTTATAAGGTCACGGCTTGCGGGGGGTAAATAGTCGCTGTCGATACCATTAGCCCATGCCCATAATGTTTTCCTGTGTACTCCGAAAGCCAATGCCATTCCTGCAACGCTTGGCTTCATATCGTCCTCAGCACAGATTTCAAGATACTGACCAATGCGTTCCTTAACCTGTGCAGGCTCCTTCATGTCGGGTGTCTCCCAATCCCACATTCTCAGCGAGTGGGTAATATATTTCCGATTTTCACCCGGCTCCATGTGAACGCTCAGAGCGTCAGTTCTGTCAGGCCGCTTATTGCCGCCAGTACCCTTCGGTCTGCCACGACCACGCTTTTCTACAATTTCATCTGCCATATTCGTATTCTCCTTTCAAAGTCGCCAAGGTGATAAAGGTGAGTAATCGGGTGCATTTCCCTATAACTATTTCTATATACGCGCGTATAAGAGAGAGTTATAGGCATTTATGCCTGATTACTCACCTAACTCACCTAAAATACGAAAAACAATTTTTCAAAACACGCCAATTTGAAAAAAGTCTTTGCAAAAACACTCACCTTTATCACCTTTGTCACCTAACTACCAGTCGGCGTTGATAACCACTTTATTTCCGTGGGCGAGTGCTTCCGTCACAATCCACTCCACGCCGTCCCAGTTGTAGACCTCTTTCTTCACGGCGTAGTCTGCAAGCTGCTTTGCCTGCTCGTTGTCAAGAACCATGTCCTTACCATACCAGTCATTCTCCTTGGTTCGCTTCTCGTAAGGAACATAGTAGCCGAGCTTTTCCAGAAAGTCGTACCAAAGCCGACCACCGCTGTCGGTGCTGGCAACATCTACCGTGGTGATGACCTCACCACAATGAGGGCAGCGGACATCTTTGCGTTCCATGACCGTAATATCAAGACCCATTTTCCAACACCTCCTGCGCCATCTTCACCAGCTCGACCAAATCATAAAACCGCCGAGGGTCTAACCCGGTCTGCTGCTTCACCTTATTCAAGTGATAGAGAACCGTGTTTCTGTGTGTGAAAATAGCACGAGCAACATCAGTGACATTCATGTTAGCTTCTTCTGCCACTTTTTCAGTAGGCGTTGTTCCTCAGTCGTTGCGATCATACAATCTCTCCTTTCTGAACTGCTCAATATTTCGGTCGATCAGGCCATTCAGTTCAGCTTCTGCCATGAACGCAGCGAACACCTTACCGCACTTCACGCAGTAGTTAATGAAGTGATACCCATTTGTGTCATGAATGGTTTGAAGGTTCTTATCGTACAGGCGGTGTCCGCCAGTCAGGAAACACTTAATCCTTTTCCACTTCATCACGGACGCTCCTTTGTAATGCGGATTTTTCTCAGCCGCTTACCACAACGCTTGCAGACTTCATAATTGCTCTGCCAACGGTGAGAACCATTCCGACACCTGACCTGAATGTGAACATACGGGTCTGCTGTGTGGATACCGAAGCGGCAGAGGATAGAATTACATGAACGGTTCATTAGGACGCTCCTTTCAGTCTGAGGTTCTTGTAGACGGGGTAGCCCTGATACACAACCTTGCCGCCGTGCCACTCAGGGTGCGTTTCCATGTCAGCGTTGAACCGCTTGGCGGAACAGGCAAAGTACCCGTTGGACTTGCACCAAATCTTGTAAGCGTCAAACAGAGACTTCGAGCGGGTGTTGACTCCCTCGGCCTGCTCACAGCGTTCTTCGAGGAATTGCAAGCACAGATCGTTGTCCCGCTCGTACTGGTTGACCACCTTCCGCATGGCGGGGGACATTTTCAGGCCGAACCGCTTGTACTTGAAGTATCCGGCGACCAGCCAAGCGAAAATGCCCTGCATAGCTTCCTGCGTCTGAAACTCATTTTTCAGGTTCTTGTCCTGCTCCGCTTCGGTGAAATGCCGATTGAACTCAATGACCCGCACACGGTCGGAAGTGAACAGGGACTTATCGCTGACGGTGGGAAGATCGTTGCAGGAAAGCCAAAGGGAGAACTGCGGCAGGAAGGTCGTGGCAGTCTCATAGAGGTTCCGAGCCTTGATTTCCTCGCCGCCTGTGAGCTGCTTGATTGTTTCCTCGTCCAGTTTGCCATACTGGTTGCTCTCTGCCATCGTGACAAACCGCTTGCCTTTCAGAGAAGCCAACATGGGGTTCGCTGCTTCGGCGTTTTTCGACCGCTCTGCCTTGCAGATGATCGACACGGGGGACACGGACGCATAGTCACCAAGAAGGTGGTGAATTGCCGAGAGCATGGTGGACTTGCCGTTGCGAGTGGTCTTGCCGTGGAGAATGAACATACATTCTTCGTTTGCTATACCAAACATAGAGTACCCCAGCGCCTTTTGCAGATAGTCAGCCTTGTCTTCGTCATTACAAGTGACCTCCGCAACAAACTTCTCCCAGCGGCGGCACCGTGCGTCCTGCAAGGTGTAGTTGAAGTTGGTCTGCATGGTCAGAAAGTCGTGCCAGTCATGCTCCCGGAACTCCATCTTTTCGAGGTCGAAAGTGCCGTTCTTGCAGTTGATAAGGTAGGGGTTTGCGTCAAACTCCGCCGAAGCGATAGGAAGCACACTGGCAGCGTCCTTCATCAGCCGGTCACGGAAGCGCCGGTCGCCCATCTTCACGATGAACTTCATGTACTCAGAACGCCGTTCTTCGTTGGCAATCTCACCGCAGTAGAGAGCCATCAGGCGGCAGAACTCCTTGATCTTCTCCGCTACCAGCAGAGAACCCGTGTCCTTGCGCCATGCACCTTCGGAGTAGGTGAACCAGCTTTTCGCTTCGGGGCAGTAGCGGGTATCATTCTTGTAGCACTCGGAGAACAGCTCCGCCATGCCGGACTCGTCCCACGAATACCCCGTACCGCTGATCGGGTGGCTATGCTCCGGCTGTGCTTCCTTAATCTGAAACATCACACGGGACTGAGCTTCGTCCATGATGTAACGACCGTTAGAGAGCTGGAAAAGAGCTTGTTCTTCGGGAGCTGTCATAACTTCATCACTCATGGATTTCACCTTTCTTGTCTTTTCTGTTTGGATTAAAGTTGGAAAGTGCGCTTTTACAAGCTCGGACACCCATCTTATAACCGTCTTGTTCACTACCGCTTATACGCTTGCGATATATCCGCTCTTTATCAAGTAGGGCAGATAGCGCCATCTGCAAACTGTCATATTCGAGTTTTGTCATTATTTACACCTCCCCATAGAAGAAAGCGTTCTTCAAAGCGGTGTCCACATGACGCATGATCTCAGGCGGCAGAGTGCAGATGTACTCCCAGTCATCGGACACATCTACGACACGCACCTGTTCACACTCAACCATGCTCGGCTGTAAAGAACCCCAAGTGACCGCAACATGAGTCGGCATTTCCAGTCGCCTGATTTTAGTGGTCAGGGGAACGACAATGCTGGTGGAAGAAAACTGATTGCCGACATTGTTTTGCACAACCACCCACGGACGCTTACCGGCCTGAATATGACTGTTGGCAAGCATGGGAACATCAATGATAACAACATCGCCACGCTGATAAGGTTTCATAATTACCTCCTGTATCTGGTCACGCTGTTAACAATCAACTCGACCTCGGACTGAGGGAGCGGCGGCTTGCAAGCCTGTTGATTGGCGTACAACAGCTCTTTGTAAATCTCTGCTTTGGTGTATCCTTGGTTATGGAGCTGACCCGCCAGAGAAGTCAGGCTGAGGTTCCGGCTTCCCGGTGTGATAGGCGGGTATTCAGGCTTCAAATGCAGCTTGCCGTTTTCAGGGCGGCGATAGATGGGAGAATAGATACGCTGAGGGGCGACCGTACCTGAGCTACTTTCTTTGGGAGTGTCGGGAAAATACTTCTCGATTACATAGTCAATCGCTGACTGGTTTTCAACGATCTCGGAGAAGATCAAAACCTCGCCGGTCATGATGAAGTACCGATTGCTCTTGTAAATCTCCACGGCGGCACGGTTGTTCTTGCCCTTGAAGGGCAACTCACCACGAACGAGAATATGAACCCCTCTCCCGCTTCTGGACTTTTCCGTGTAAGACTGACAATGACCGATAATGTCAGCCGCCAGCGGGTTTAGAAGCCCATCAGTAAAGCCATCGTCAATGTCGATACCTACGACCCCTGTATCGTGAAACACATAGCCAAGACCGTCATAGTAGCCGTGTTGGACATTGTGTTCAGCGTCAATATAATTTGACCATGTATCAGGATTAGAGGAAGAAGCCGCCTTTCTCACGGTGGCCTGCATGGGAACCTTTGACCCGTCCCATACATTGACCCATGCCTTTTCCTCTCGGAGTTCAGCGGGTATATTTAAATAGCTCATAGGCTTACCTCAGCTTTCATACGGACTCGGTAAAGACCAGTCCCATCTATCACCGCCACGGTAGGCGTTGCGGAAGTGGTTTCTCTCACCATCGCCAGAGAACCATAGGTAGTCCGCAGGGAGGACACGACCGACCTCAACCTGACCTTCTCTCTCTGCGTACCAGCGGGTCAGTACATCTATACAGAGAGTAATCAAACCATCATCGACCGGGTTTTCTTCGTTGTACCCTACAAATTGTTTGGGTGTAGTCACGACCGTTATAATGTCGCCGTAGCCGTGATCGACACGGTTGAGCGCACACCACACACAAGCAGCTTTCTCAGCGTCAGAGCTGACCCCTCTGGCTTCTCCCCATAGCATTTTCGCCAGCACAATCACTTCCTCGTCTGTCCACGGCTGAGGTGTCACCTCCGGTTCTGGCTCCGGGGTGACTACCTCTACCACCTCGACAACGGAAGAAGGTTCTTCAACCTCAACCGTGGGTAATTTCAGACAGAGAACAGCGACAACGGTGGCGAACCACAGGAAGATTGAAAATTTCAGCCCTCGCAAGGGGTCTTAGCCTTGCTGGACTTGGGCTTTGTCGAGGTTCCAGCAAAATAGAACTTGTCATCTACGCAGATGGGGAAATCAGGAAAGAGCTTGCTGGCGGTCTGTGTTCCACGGGAACAAATCTGCTCTGCCGCCGCCAGCGACATTTCATCTTTCACGAAGTCCTTTCCAGCAGCCATGATATACGGCACTTTGCCGTCAATGCTTTTCAGTTTCATCGAGTTCTTTCCTTTCTTTGTTCCATGCTTCAACATCAACGCCGATACGCTTCAACATTTCTTTGCAGAGCCATGTGTAATCGTCCGGCATTTGATAATACCGGATAAGGCGGTCATGCTCGGCGGAGAAAGCGTCATAGAATTTCCGTAGGCGCTTCTTGCCGAAACCAAGGTGAACATGGAGGGTGTAAAGCACCATAGCGTCAATGTCATCGGCATAGCGCCTGTCGGCTTCCACAATCTGACGATTGATTTCCATGTCCATCGCTTTCTTCTCGGCAGCACTCAGAACCGCACCGAACACCTTACCGCCAGCTTTCTTAATCCTCATACCTCAATGTCCTCGAAGAAGACGGGATAGGTCTGTTTCAGCAGGGTCAGGAGCATATTGGCAACGACCCGCATATCGGGGTGAGCCGCTACGGGACAACGCATACGGCAGAAATGCCGCCATTCTCTGAGATCAGCGGTCATGACTACCTCGGTTTTTAAGCTGTTCGGAAGGACAGACCGAGCTTCCTGCGGGGTGCAACCCTCGTTCAGCAGATCGAAGTAGGCGACCTCAGCGTTCTCGCACGACCGCTTCCAGATGTGGTAGGTCGACTCGGTCTTGGCGAAGGTCGAGGGACGAATGACGGTGATCTCGTCGCCGAAGCCCTCCTTGCCGTAATTGCAGTACCGAGTGGACTCCTGACAGAACGCCGCCAGACGGTGACGGACAATCTCATGGCTCACGCCCCGGTCGCAGATGAAGCGGACAGTGAGAGAGCCATGCTCAATGACAGCTTCGTGACCACGCTTGATAATGCCCCGGACGAACTTCTCTGCGCTTCCGTCCGTGATTTTGTCCTCGGATTTGTAGCAAGTGCGCCCTGCGGCTTCGATGGTGGTCAGAAGGGTCTTATAATCGGGAGCGTTGATAAGCTCCACAGAAGGTTCAATGATTTTCACTTTCAGACTCCCTTTCATACCAAGGTTTGAAGTTGATAATCTGTTCGTAGAGGTTGTTTACTCTGCCATCGAAACAGATTGTACGGTCATCGACATGAACGATGGAGGGAACTTTTCTTGCTTGAATTTGCACCATAGGAAATCCGTAGTGTTTCAACCATTCAGCAATCGCCGTCTGCCCCTCAAAGGACTCCGCACGAGAAGAACAGATGACCACACATAAACCATCGCTTATGAGTTGTTCAATGACCTCTTTAATCCCTTCTACGGGAGGGTCTGGGATAACAGCGGCACCCTTCCACCCGCTTCGGTAAGAATGAATTACACCATCGAAATCGAAAGAAACTGTTGGAATATACATACTTCACACCCCCGCAACATGGCTTGCCAGCATATCGGCTTGGTGTGTCCACAGCACATTCGGGTACTGGCTGACTGCTCTGGTGTAGTCATTCCACTCGGACTTGTCGGTGAAAGCGCCCATGTGGTAGCGGATACACATGATTTCTTCATCAGTCAGCGTGTAGAACTGAGAGAGAAGCATGACGGACTTATCACCGTGGCCTTTCAGAAGGGTGTCGGAGTTGTATTCCCACGCCTGTTCGTTATAGATTGGTGTACGTCCACCATTAAATTCTTCAATGTGGCCTGCTACCGGGTGGCGGTACTGGTCGATCTTACACAGGTCATGGAACATACCCACGATGAAAGGAGAACGAGCCTTGCGCCAAATCAGGTGATTATCCTGAGTCAGCGTCAGGAGGAACTTCGTGACCATGTAGGAGTGTTCCAGAAGACCGCCCTCGTAATTGCCGTGGTACTTGGTGGAAGCAGGGGCGGTAAAGAAGCCGTAAGCCGTCAGGTACTCCATCATGTCATCGGAAACAACAGAGGTTCCGTCAGGCAACTTCATGAAGTTCAGAAAATCGGTCACTTCGGACTTAGAGAAGCAGTCAGGCATTTTCGTACTCCTTTCTATGGATACTCTTTTCGCTGTCGAACCCGTCAGGATAACGAGCCAGCAGCTTATCGACATTGTGCTGTGCCACATATTCGAGGGTCACACCCAAGCCGGTCGCCAACTGTGCGACATACCAGAGAACATCGCCCAGCTCGTCAACCATCTTCATCGGGTCGAAAGCATGACCCTGAAACTCGGTCTTTTTCAGAATGTCAATGCACTCTCCGGCTTCGCCGTTCAAACCGTAACAGCCGTTGCGAACCTTATCCCATGAAGTCAGGTCGCCGGAGGTGCGCTCGGCGGCTTTCTGATAATCATTCAGCGTCATCTTCCGCCACCTCCATTTCCAGCACCGTCATAATGGCGTAATTGGCGAGATCAATCAGGGTGTCTCGGATAGACTCGTCATTGACCTTCTGTTCACCGCCACGGGAGAGGGTCTTAAACCGGCTAAACTTATCACCCAACCGGATACGAGCCATCGCCATTCCTTCTTCAACGAAGGTCTGGTGGAAGCTGTCACCGTAGTCATGGTTCTTGCGCTCATAGAGATTGTTGATCTCTTTGCAGATTTCAGCATGACGCTGAACCTTGGAGAGCGAACAAATATAGGCTTCTGCCATTGTGGCTTATCCTCACTTTCAACATAGTTTTCAACATACCATTGGCGAGGGAGAGCCTTTCAAATTAGCCCTCCCTCGCACTCGGCATCAGCCAAGGAGAGCTGCCAAATCCATCGGGGTCTTAGGAGCGGTCTGAGAAGCCGCAGGAGCGGTTTTAGTGGTGGGGGTAGCAACCGTATTACCGGAGCCGCCCCAGCCCTCAGAGGGGCGTTTATCCGCCAAACGGACGAAGGTAATGCTTTGTCCGGGCTTCTTCTTGTTCTCCTGAACATCATGTTCCACATCGCACTCGATGAAGTGACCAATCAGGTCGGTGTGGTCGATCTCGGTCAGGTCGAAGTTACCGAGCGCAGTCTTGGCGAAGTAGCTGAAAGCGTTGTATGCACCCTCGTTGGGAGAGCCATCGGATTTCAGCAGAGAGAAGCGCTCGATGTGCTTACTGCCGGTCTGCGTCTGCATATAGATTTCCAGCTTGCCGAAGTCTTCCTTGTACTTCACATCGGTAATCTGAAAGACATGAGTACCTTCGGGAATGAGGGTGAAACCCTCGGTGAGTCCGATTTTAGCCATTGTTTTTGTCCTCCTTCATGGTGTAGAAATTGAGCTGTTCTGTGTACTCGCAGGGGAAGATGATACCGACCAACTGGTCTTCGTCATCGGGGTACTTGGCGTACTGCTTTACCAGCAGGGCTTTCGGTACGCTCTTGTCGCTTTCCAGATCGTAAGCGTACAAGATTTCGCAGAAATCAGACTTCTCGATCAGCGACCAGTCATCATTGGTGATGGGAAGGGTCATGGTGCTGTCCTGCGTGGCGAAGATACGGACACAATCCTTGATTGCGCCGTCCGGCTCAGGCATAATTGCCTTGACCAGCGTGGCGTACTCGGTGCAACCAACCTGAGAAATTAGGCGACCAATGCCGTCAGGCATTTTCTCGTTGCTGTACCCGGTCACGCTGCGGATACCATCAGGAATGAGCATAAGTACGGACGGGGAAGCAAGCCAGCGTTCGTCCATGTACTCGTAGATAGCGCCGCCATCAGGGGCGAGGGACTTCACGAACTTGGAAAATTTCATAATTAAACCTCCGTTACTTTGTCATAGAATACGAAGATGGTGGACTGGTCGGAGTGAATATCACGAGCTGCTGTGAACAAAACCCCAACAAAATCGTCATCGGCATACTGGTCGAGAAGTTTGAGCAAATCATCTTTGCTCAATCTCTGCATACTCTGCGCCATTTCACGCACCTTCTTTCAAGGCTTTCGGGGAAATGCGGTAGCTGTCCTCGGTGGTCGTATACTTCGCCAGAATACCGTCCGCTTTCATAGCGTCCTTGTCGATCTTCGTGGTGGAAGTACGGCTGACTTCCCAATTATAGGCAGAACCAGCGATAGACACCTTCTTGTCACCGTCACGGAACTGAGCGATTGCGGCTTTCTTAATCATGTCGGTCAAGACCTTGTACCGCTTCTCGTCCTCAGCCACCTCAGCGGCGTGAGCGTCCAGCTTGGCTTTCAGGTCTTCGGCTTCCTTGACCAGCGCCGCCATGTCCGTTTCAGGAGACAGGTTGTTGGTGCGGAGGGCTTTCAGGATTTCAGCATCCTTGCGCTCGTCAAAGGCGGGAGAAATGCCGCTCTCAACGAAGTCCTTCCACCATTTCAGGGCAGGCTTCACATACTTCTTCTCGAAGTCAGGATACCGCTCGGACACCTTGAAGGGGCGAGTGATGGTGTTCTCACCGCTACACACGAACTTCTCAGGATTGTCGTAATCCTTGGGTTCAAGGAAGGAAGCGACCATGATAACCTCGTTCACGCCGAGAAGGTAAGCGTACAACGCCGCCTGCAAAGCGTAATACTCAGGAATATCGTCCTTCCAGTCCTCGACACGCTTGGAAGTCTTCATTTCGAGGACGGTGGTAGGCTTACCGTCTTTGCCATAGAGCAAGTAGTCCCACATACCGCCGAGAACAGGGCTTTCCTTGAAGAAGTCACCGTAGGTCTGACGGAAGTAGTCTTTGCCCCAAATGTCGGTCGGTGTGACCAGATTGCTCATGAAGTAGGTCTGCTTCATGTACTCAGCCTGCTTAGGCTCGATGGTCTTACCGGCGATGGTGTAGATCGTATCCTCGAACGGCTTTTGATAGGTGCGGGTCACTTCACACCAAATCTCGAACGGCGTAGACCACGGGTTCAGACCGAGGATAGTGGCAAAGCGAGTACCGGTCAGTTTCTTCGGACGCTTGGGAGGGATAATCTGGATTTTGTTGCCGTCAAGCCATTCCATTTTTGTCTACCTCCTTATAATTCACAAATTCATCAGCGGCACATTCCTGAACGGCAGTATCAGGATTGTTACCGTAGAGCTTACAGCAATCCGCTTCCAAGTCTGCATTGATGCACTTGCGGCAATCAATTTCGATCATGCTTTAGCCCTCCTTTGCCGTTTTCATTTCGTAGCCAGCATATTGTTCACGCCCTCGATCAGAGCGTCACACTTGTCGGCTTCGATCTTGGAAAAACCCTCGGTCTTCATGGCGATGGTCTGCACGAACTGTTCCTGCTCTGCGTCAATATCCATGAGCTTTTTCAGCAGGCTTTTCAGCGTACTGACCTGTTCCACGGTAGCCGCACCAGCAGGAGCGCCGGTCAGTTCTTTCTTGATTTCCTGACGCTGTTCAGTGGTCACAGGGGGCTTCTTGGTAACGGCGGGGGCGGGGGCGGGGGTCGTATCAAACTCGCCGCTGTCGATACTGTCATGCTCCACAATGTCCAAAACGAGCTGCCACAGGTAGCGGCGAATGTAGGTGATAGAGCTGCCGGTCGCCTGCATTTCATTTGTGACCTGATTGCCAGCGTTGGACACGATGGGGGCGATGGGGGTGTACGGCGCAACAAAATCAATGAAGTCCTCACGGTCATCGACATTGTAGACACGAGCGGTCGCCTTGTCTCCGTACATGGACGGAACCATCATCAGACCGATTTCAAGGAAAATCTGCTCGGCCTTGGGAACAATGTCCGCCAACTCGAAATACTTATATTCGAGCTTCATGTGCTTGCCGCTCTTATCCACGCCAGCTTCAAGGAAGCGCACACGGGCAAGCTGCAACTTCTTGAACACATTCATGGTGGAATAATCCACCGCCGCAGTCTCAGCAGCTTTCTTGGTAGTAGCCATATTTATACCTCCAACATTTCTAATAATTTTTTCTTGATGGAATTGACTCTGCGGGTATTTCGCTTGGGTGGCTTCTCTCCGAGGAAATCTCGAACATAACGCCGTGCCAGCCGGATATACCAGTCACGGTCAACCACATCAATCGTCAGGTGATTGTCGTTGTCTACGACACATTTTGCGGGGAGTCCAGCAATCTTGACGGGATTGCCAGTGCCAAGGTGGATTTTGTAGAGGGTTCCGCACCGATGGTCTTCCGTGGCATATACCCGGTTGACCTTCTGCACGACCTCCATCTGACCGTCTACCTCATGGAGAGCGTCACCATACTTGCTCCCGGCCTTGGCGACCAACTGGAAGTCCAGCAGGCGGTCGCAGCTCATGATGGTATCTTCGACCGGGATACCGTAGGCCAGATAATCCTTGACCGCCTTGGCGACCACACAAGCGTTGTTGTTGATGTTGAACGCTCCTGCCGGGGCAATCCCACGAACGAGAACGCCACCCTTGATTTTGGGGTCGCCCTCGAAGGGAACCTCGACATAATTGTTCACATCTTTCTGACAGATCATCTTGATAAGGTCTTCCTCCAACTCGAAGCCGGTTCTGTCCTGCCACTCCTGCGTGATCTCTTGATACATCGGCACATCGCAGTCATCAAGGCTGACCATGATACCATCGGTGTTGAGCTGAATGATCTTCAAGGTGGGGCAGTCCTGAACAAGATGTTCCGCCATTTCGAGCAACTGCAACTGGCCTGAGATACAGACCGAGCGCCCCATGAGCGGGTCATACAGGTCGTTGTAGCGGTTCAGCATAGCGCCGTAGGTGGTGTTCAGTACCAGCTTCAAAGCGTTCGCCGTAGCCTTATCACCAGCCCTCTTTGCCTTAACACGCCGCTCAATGGTGGCGGCATACACATCGGGGGAGGGAATATTTCGGCTACAATAACCGTTCAAGGTCATCTGGTGTGGGTAGTAGCTTGCAACATCTTTGTTGCGAATAGAGCGGGTTTCCGTGGCTTCCTCTCGGTAACACGGGATAGCCCCGTGAATACCGCCGTAGGCGATGGTGCAAGGACAACCGCCTACCATCAGATCGAGCTTTTCCTTGAACACTACTTCGTCAGGAATACTCTTATCCTTCAACCGTTCGAAGAAGTCGAACACTTCCTGCGGAATGTACTGGCGAAGCAGCTTCGGCGGATACTGGTATTCCCGCTCGTCATAGTGCGGTTTCTGCTCTGCGTCGAGGTAAGCAGCGGTCAGCTTGGCGTTAGTCATGTAGAGGGCTTTTGCAGGATACAGCCCCTTTTCACGACCCAGCGTGAGCTTACTGGACAGGTAGCCTTGACGAAGATCGTCCAGCCTATCGGTTGCGTCAACATCATGGCGGCAGTAGAACTCGACCTCTCGCTTCTCGTCCTCAGTTAGAGGGCGGTCGATGTTGAACGGAACAGTGGTTTCACGAATGTCCATTCCGAGGTGCGCTTCGATTGCTTTCAGGGACAAACCCATCTGGCAATCGTCCATCAGATCGTATTGGTCGAAGAAAATCCCGCAGTCACGGAGAGGGGCGTACTCCCAGCCCTCGTGACCACCAACGATGATAAAATCGTTGACTGCCTTGATTTCCTCCGGCGTAAAGCCAGAGAGAACCGCTTTCAGAATGAATTGGTCATAGTGCTTATTGTTGAACCCTGCCAACAGGGGTTCTTGGGTCATAAACTGTTCGACCGCTTCATTGTCATTCCAAATCTCGGTGTATTCCCCCGTGACCTTGTTTTTGAAGACAAAAAGCCAATCGTAGGCAAACACCTCGCAGTCGAAAATGAATGGTTCAAGGTTCAGCGGTATCACCTCCTAATACTGCACCCCATTGTTGCGCCATAGCGTTCGCAATACCGGGGAATGTTTTTGAACGGGCTTTGGAATTGTGAGGTATCCTCGCCCCGTAGCTGTCCCCCCCCGCCTTGCGGCCTGTTCCGGCAGGAACAAAGGGCTTCCATTCTGTAAGAACATTGGTGTAAACCAACGGCGGAAGATTTTTCAGCCAAAGATAGGTGAGTTTACTCCACGGGTCGCCAAATTGATATGGCTGTATTCGCTGATCTTCTTTTGGCAATTCAACGATTTTGAGAGGGCGGGGGTTCTCAATAGCCACTCGATCACAGTCAGCATTTAGAAATCGAAGGAAAAACGCTTTGGCTTCCATCGCCTTTTGGAATCGAGCTTTATCAATTTGACCCTTACGGGGATACATTCGACACGCTCCCGCATTACTCATGAAAGTGCAAGGCGGGTGAGCAATTATCAAATCCCACCGCTCAACATAATGAGCTTTTCCGTCTTCGGTTTTGAAAACCAGATACCGTCCGAGTAACAGTAGAGCGTCCACTTTAATGTGCCATTCCGGGTGTCCACCTGAACACTCCTGAATGTCACAGGAGTAGGCTTCATACCCCAAACGCCGAAACGCAATACAGACAGCTTGACTTTCCTCGCAGGCAACGAGAACCTTTATATCAGTTCTCTCCGTCAATGAACTTGCACCCCGCTTTCCGGTAGGTGGTACACCGCTTTTTGTAGCTTCGCACGAGGTACTGGATACCATCGTCCACATAGTCATAGGCGATGGGTTCTCCCTTGCCCTCGAAGGTACGAGCGATACGACCAATGCTCTGAGTTATCACAGTGTAGTCTTTCTGCGGTGTAGTCAGGTACAGACGGTCGAGTCGGGGAATGTCCAAGCCTTCTTTCGCCAAAGAGTAGGTAGCGAACAGATACCGCTTGCGTCCCTGCCGCATTTCCTCAATGGCCTGCTCCCGGAGAGCCTTGGCTTTCTTCGTGGTCATCTTTCCATCAATCATGACGGCCTGTTCCCTTAACTGCCGAGGAAGGTGGTTCATTAGATATTCCAGATGGTTCAGACGGTCGGAAAGAATGAGATTGTAATGATCCTGGTTCTCGACCAGATCGGCGGCAATTAGCTCGTTACGGTCATACCTATCAGCGAGGAAATTGACCAACTTAGCGTAAATGATCGTGCCGTCCGTGTCCAAGAACTCACGGCTGAGCCCTTGATGGGTGGCACGGGGTAGAACGCTGACGGTCATGATCTTGTCTTTCACTGCTTCCTCCGGCACCCGATAGGCAATCCCACCCAGCAGAGCGTAGGTGGCAGCAATCATACCGTCTGCCCTGTGAACCGTAGCAGACAAGCCGTATTTATGCCGAGCCGCCAGAGCGTTCAACACCTTCGAGAATTGTGTCATAGCGGTTGGGGTTCCAGCTACACGGTGGCACTCGTCCACGATGATACAATCCCAAACATCACGGTACTGGCTCAGATCGAGATTGCACATGGTCTGTACCGTTGCGAAAGTGATTGCCTTGCCGATTTGAACCCTACCTTCGGTGATCGTACCAGTCAGAGAAGGACTCATGTACTGCTCTGCTCGGTTTTTGCTCTGTACGAGTAAATCTCTTGTGTGAGTCAACCAGAGGGTTCTTCGGCCTGTATCCGCCGCAACAGCAATTCCGATCTGTGTCTTACCACACCCAGCAGGGGCTTGAAGAATACCGTAGTAGGCCGTTATCAGGGCTTCCTTGGCTTCCACTTGGTAATCATAGAGAGGAATGGTGCAACCGAAGTCCACCTCAGTCGGTGTAGGAAGATTGACCTTCATGTGGCAATCGTCCATCGCCAACACATCATTCAAGCACCCATAGGGGAGAACCAGTGTGTCGCCGTCCCATTGGAACAGGTACAACTTCTCAGGGGTGTTGCCGACCCAAAAGTGCATACGGACTTTCTTGGCGTACTCAGGATTAGGAAGGATAAGCTGCTTCTTGCACCATTTAAGCAACTGCTCAGACGGGTTTTCAATTCGGAGCTGATTGCCGACTACGACTCGCATAACTTCACCTCCGGCATAGCGGGCATCAACTTATATTCCTTTGCGCAAAGAATTCCACTTTTCTTGCCTTTTTCGTAACTTTCGATGAACACAACCTTACCACTCTTGTAATGACGGAAATGACCACGGACACTCCAACGCTCACAAGTGCGGTGATATTTCCGATGTTCAATTACCGTCTTTTCCCAATCTCTCTTTAAGGTGTAAGAGCGGTACAGACGAACTACATGAGGATTACCGCCTTTGCGGACTTTTTTCTTTGGCAATCTCGTGCGAACTATCTTTTCTTCAACCTCGAATAAGTCATCGGGGTTGGACAGCAGAAGGCCTTGAATACAAGCGAAACGCAAAATCGTTTCCTGCCAATACTCGCTTAATGTTTCTCGGTCGAGATTTTGCAAACTTTCGTCCAAAACAATTTCCCAAGCGGCTTTACCATCAATCACGCTTTTTCGGGCAACACAAAGACGAGCTAATGTTCCAACATTTTCCCCACTAATGGATAGAACGCCCGTGTCTGAATTAAACTGAAAGATCAGTGAAAATTGATCGGTAGGGTCAACCCATTCAAAACACGGCAAACTTACACGATCAAACTCAGGTTCGCAATGATAAACAATCCAATCGAATTGTTCACCGGTAAGGGATATTCTGTTATTTACTTGCATTGGAACACCCACTCTCCGAGTGTGATACCGAATCGCCTAATATCGTTGGCGGACAGCACAGTTCGAAAAACGGACAATTCCAAAAGCGTAGAGAAGGAGATAAATCGGACTTCACCGGTTATCAGCCTAATTGCAAACCAGCCCTCTCCATTCCCGGTTTCCTTCCAGAGCGTCATAGCGGAAAACTGGTTTTCTTCGATACGCTCCATCTTAAAAATGTTCTTGGAACAATCCTTACAGTCAATAGGATAGCTGATACCGTTTCGAGCCGCAATTACATCGAACGGCTGACCTTGACTGTTCTGAGCGAGGTTGTGCGCCCAAAAGCCACAACCCGACAGGCTCAGGCATAAGTCTCTTTCAAAGCCAGTGCCAACCTTGCGATTGACATTCATGTTTTCACTCCTTTCACCGCCCCTGACGGGGCGGGATTTACGAGATACCCGATCAAATGCAGAAGCCGAAGGACACGCCAGAGGAGCTGCTGGCGAGGCCAAAGCTGGCGCTGCCGCCGTTGCCCACATAACAGAAGCCGGCGGTGTAGCCGGAACGAGGAGAACGCTCCCATCTCCAATCCCTCTCACCATTCTGCTTGCACTTGCCGTAGGGCGTGTTCTCTCGCTTGTACCACTCGTACCACTTACCCTCACCGCCGCAGGAATAAATCTTGCGACCGAAGACCTCCTGCTCAGAAAGAACGAACAGCTTGTCAACGGAAGGAACCAGCATTTCGTTCTTACCGCTCTTTGCGGTGATCTTCACCACGGGCTTGATGACCGCTTTCAGATCAGCAGGAAGCTGCTTCTCGAAGAAGTTGCCGTTGAGCTTGGCACGGAGGTAGGAAGCGTCCCAGCCGCCCTCGTTGGTAGACTTCTCATTCATGGGAATGTCACCGTCAAGGGTTTCAACGGTTTCAAAGGTGATGTGGGTCAGACTGCCGTCCTCAGCGTAGTCATGGTTGAACCCGATGATACGGGCAGTCAGGTAAGAGCCATCAGCCAGACGGAATTTCTTGGTGTCACCGACCTCGAACACCTTGTCAGCAAGGCCGATGGAAGAATACATATTGATCTCGTCCCAAGAACAGTCTTCCAGCTTATAGCGCTTCAGGGAGGGGCGACCGCCGAACATGACACCATACACAGAATTAAGGTGAAGTTTGACGGTATCGGTATCCACATAGCCCGTAGGCATAAGGGTTTCGATCATCTTCTTCTGAGAAGCGATGGTTTTCTCCATCTTCTCGAACTCGTCTGCGAGTTTCGCAATCGTGCTATTCATAAAGTTCTCCTTTACAAAATGATAGGTTCTGATATAATCAGATTGAGCTTTTACGCTTGCCGTTGATGGAAGTACCAGTTCCGTCAGCGGCTCTTTCTTTTTCTCGGCGGGGCGGGATAAAACGCACCAGACAGCTCACAGAACAACCAGAAGCAGCCAAGGCCGATACCCATACGAACCATGCCTGCGCCGAGAGCCATCGTGTCTTGCTCCACCGCACCAACTACACCCAACAGGTAGAAAAACGAAAGAAATGCCAACACACCAAATACCTTTTTCATTATCTGTTCCTCCAAACCATAGGTTTCCATTGATACGGTGTTCCGTACTTCTGCTCGTACCAGCTCTCGAACTGCTTGCGGTTCGTTTCGTCCTTGAAAAACTCTCGGACAGATCGAGCAAGGAGTGAGCTGAACGCTTTGGCCTGTCCTCGCACTTCCGGGGCAAATGCACTGTCGCTCATGACACACCGCCAATCTGCCGCTCGTACCAGTCCAGAATGTCGATAGACTCAGCGATGATCTTGTCCACAGAAGGGCCGTTACGAGTCCCTGCGAGAATTGCACTCAGGACAGGGCCGTTCGTTTCAATCCCCCGCTTTCGGAGCATATCAATCAGCCATGCAAACGACAGGTGATTGATGCTCAGGCGATAGCGAATTTTCTCACGCTCTTTCACAAAACCTCTCCTTTCTTTGAATTGAGAACAATATTTATTGACAACCAGTGGGCGTAATGGTACAATTTACTTGCCAAACAATTAAACCATTGACCACAGCAACCGCCGAAAAAAGAAAACCTTTCGGGGGTCGGGTTTTTGTTGTCAAAATCTCTTGTTCACAATCCAAAGTATATCCTACCTTTGTAGGATTGTCAATAGCAAATCCTAAAAAAGTAGGATATTTTTTGAAGGAGGTATTTATGAACACAAGTCGTATTAGAGATTTAGCTAAACAACAAGGGAAAAGCGTCACCTATATTTGCAAACTTATCAACCGCCCCAAATATTATTTGAATGATGTAGATAAAAAGCCTGACCGCATGATTTCAAATGAAGACTTGAAAACTCTCGCTATCAATCTTGGAACAACGGCTGAGTATTTGAAAGGTGAAACTGACGACCCTCTCTTTCACTTGTCCTCTGTTGGTTTGACCACCGAACCTTATGAAAAGAATTGCAAGCGACCTATTTTTGGTCATGCGTCCGCAGGAAAAGGTGTCATCGCTCAGCAAGAAGCATTGGGGTATGAACAAGTTGACCCCGAATATGACTGTGACGATTGTTTCTGGTTGCAAGTTGACGGGGATAGTATGTCGCCAGTCTTAGACGATCACGATTTAGTGCTGGTTAAAAAGGATACACCCCCTGAAACAGATACTCTTATGGTTGTTATTGTTGATGACGAAGAAGGATTTGTTAAGAAAATCAGCATTGATGAAGATACTGTGACCCTTCGCTCTTTTAACCCACACTATCCTCCCCGTGTTTTTGGCGGTGTTGAAATTGGACGATTGCGCTTTGTCGGTAGAGTCATGGAGTTAAAAAGGAGATTTGCATGAAAAAATTTCCAATCGACCTCTCCTGTCTGACAGAGGAAGAAATCTCTCAATTTCAAGAAGACCCATATACGCTCTACAACGGCGATCAGGATGTTGCTCTCTATCTTCGGTATAGCTCCACAGGCCAAAGTGACCAATCTATTGAAGGGCAGCTTCGTGACTGCCGCACCTTCTGTAAAGCAAACCACTACCGCATTGTAGCCATCTATGTTGACCGAGCAACGACCGCTCGCAAAGATGTGGAAAAGCGGGTTCACCTCATGGAAATGGTTGCGGATAGCGCAAAGCAGAATTGGGAATATGTCATCGTCTGGAAGCTCGACCGTTTTGCTCGTAACCGCAACGATAGCGCAATTATGAAAATGCGTCTGCGGAAGAACGGCGTGAAAGTCCTCTCCGCCACAGAACACCTTACCGACAGCCCTGAGAGTATCATCTTGGAGTCCGTGTTAGAGGGTATGGCTGAGTTTTTCTCTGCCGAGCTGTCACAGAAGGTCACGAGAGGTATGCGTGAGTCTGCCTTGAAGTGCCACAGTGTAGGCGGTCATATTCCCCTTGGGTACAAGGTGGAAAATCACAAGCTGGTTGTTGACCCTGACACCGCCCACATCGTTCAAGAAGCGTTCTCTCTTTACGCCAACGGCGAAAGCGTAGCTGACATTTGCCGAAAGTTTAACTCTGCCGGATATAAGACTGCCAAAAACACGGAGTTCAACCGCAGCAGCTTTAAGGCCATGTTCCGTAACACTCGTTACATCGGCACTTATACCTACAAGGATATTGTCATCGAAAATGGTATTCCAGCCATCATTGACAAGGAGCTGTTTGAAACGGTACAGCGGCGGCTTTCTAAGACCGCCACAGCCCCAGCAAGGGGCAAGGCTAAGGTAGATTACCTCTTGTCTGGAAAGCTGTTCTGCGGTCATTGTGGGGCTTCTATGAACGGTGAAAGCGGAGCCGGTAGGCACGGCAAGGTCTACCACTACTATTCCTGCTACACGAAAAAGAGAAAACTTGGGTGTGATAAGCGGCCTTTGAAAAAAGATTACATCGAAGGGATAGTAGCCCGTGACGCTCTCAACCTTTTGACCGATCAGCTCATTGATGAAATCGCAGACATGGCAATCCGACAGAGTGAACAGGATTTAATAAACGACACGCACATTCCGCAGTTGACCGCTCAGTTATCGGAGGTCGAAAAGTCAATCACAAATATCACTGCCGCCATCGAAAAGGGTATTGCTTCCGAGACATTGATGAACCGGCTTGTCCAGCTCGAACACGAAAAGAAAACCCTCAACAAAGAAATCAAAGCTGAGGAAAAATTCGTCTACCGAATTGACCGTGACCAAATCGTATTCTGGTTGAGTCAGTTCAAATACGGAAACATCGAAGACGAAGACTTCCGCAGGCGGCTCATTGATTTGCTTGTCAACTCCGTTACAGTGTGGGACGAACCTGACGGGTATAAAATCACCACCGCATATAACCTAACCTCTTGCAAAACCAAGACTTTCCGGGTAGAAAAGAACCCCGCCGCTGAAGAAGCGACAGGGTTCGATTTTGGGGAGTCTGAGTGTACCA